TGGTAGTGTGGTGATTTCTGTACCTTTACCACCTTCTCTACGTGGTAACCAGAAGTCTTCCATCATCGATAAGAATTTTCTGTCGTCACGGATTTCACCAGTGTTTGCGTCATATACAAGTTTGTTTTTGTATTTGACCATAATGTCACGCAGGTATTGTTCTGCTTTTAACTTTGGTAAATTACCTACGTCAATATAGAAAATGCGGCGTTCTGGTGCTCTAGAGATGCGGTAGATAACGGTTGCGTCTTCAATCATACGCAACTGGTTAAGTGGCTTGATTGCCTTGTGTAGATAACTTAAAACAACTGCACGGCGCGAATCCATGAGTCCTGAGACTACAGAGATGATAGAGTCTGTCGTGATACGAACGCCGACTGGACCATAGTTGGAAGAACTTCCGGTGACAACCTTGTCGTTATAGAGATAATACTCATTGACTGTTGTCATTATCTCTGCGCCAGTTCTTTCATCTTTTTGTTTTTTGATTTCACGAACTTTTCTCAGTTTACGTGGATCAATATATCTTAATTCTTTAATACCTTCAGCAGGATTTTCTTTGTCAATAATGATGTGGTAATACATTCTACCATCAACATAATATCTACGGAAGATATCGTGAGCCATATTATTGTAGTTCATCAATTTGCAAATTGTATCGAACTCTTCTTTTAAGGCTTTTTTGATTCTGTCTGGTTGTTTTAGATTGTCTAAAACGATCTTGATAATTTTGCCATCATCGTCTTGGCAAATAGCTTCATTAACTATGTCATCAATTGCAGATTCAATTTCTGGTTGCATGGACATTTCGCGGTATCTGGAAATCAATTCGACTTCGTTCTTTGCGGTACCGTCCAAGTCAACATATGTACCATAATAAGCGGCTGATGAAATAGTTAATGCGCCATCATCTGCGGCCGGCGGCGCAAAAGATTGTTGGAGAACATCTTCCTGTTCCCTCTTATCACGCGAGATTGTAAAACCAAAAAGTGAAAATTTATTTGTGTCGGCCATGTTTTTTAAAAATTAATAATAAAGTCAATAAAACATAAATGGAAGAGCCAAAAGGCTCTTCCGTTTAATTCAAGTTAAAAACACCATTAAGCACCAGGTGGTGTTGAATTGGTTTCCCAATACTGATAAGCAAATGTCACTGTGAATTCTTCGATAGCATCGTTTGAACCCCAGTCTAAATCGATTGCAGATATGTCGATTGGGAAGATACCAACAAAGTTATAATTCTTTAAAGTATTTCCTGTTTTGCCATACTGCACAACATTTGCGTCAGTTGTATAACCACCAACGGTTGTTGCTGGACCAGAACCATTTCTTAGTGCAACACCGGATCTTGTGTTTGATCTGTGATTGTTGATTGCATTCATCCAACTTTCCATTGCATTTCTGATCAGGAAGTCTTCATCGTTAACAATCGTAATTGTCCAATCTGCGAATGATCTGTTACCAGCAAACTTCATTTCACGACCAAAGTAGAACATAGGTACTGTTCCGATTGTGGAACCAGGTAACTGTGCTGACTTGGCCATGAATCTGATTTTGTTTGTTGCTGACTGTGCAGATAGTGCATAGCTTGGTAGAAACATATCTACAGAAAACAGATTGGCACGTGCGCCGTCACCAATCATGTTTGATCTGAATTCTGCTACATTAAATGCCATTTTTTTCTCCCGTTATTGTTTATTTATTAAGCTGCACCAACAACTGTGTTAAACTCAACACCCGTAGCAACAGCAACAAAATTCAATTGAATGTAGTTAATTGAACGAGCAGGCTTAATGTAAATATCACCAACGAATTGATTGTTATCAATAACTTGTGGTGTATTATTTGTTGCATCGCAAACAACCTTAAAGTCAACGATACCACGGCGACCTTGAATGTCACGTAAGAATGGAGTAATTAGAGACACAAATTGTGATCTTGTGAACTCATCATTCAATTCAAACAGTGAGAACTTAGATGCCTCAGAGATTGCTTTCTCCAGAACGATGAACAATCTGCGAACGTTGATACGATCAAATGCTGAAGGTTTGTTCAACAGTGTCTTGTCACCAAACAGTATGGTTCCTTGACCTGGGAAAGAAACAACTGGGTTTACACCTGCTGCATATAGTGTGTCACGATATGTTTTTGGTGGATTCCATGCCAGTTTGATAACGTTCTTGATGGCACCACGGTTGTAACCTGCTGGAGAGAACCAAGGATCTGTTACGTTGTCGGTGTATACACACAGACCAGCAATATCACCGTTCAGTGGAATCCAACGATATACGTTATTGTATTTGTCGAACTGGTATTTCCAACCAGAATCTGCGACAACGTATGATGAAGAACGTGATAGTGTTGACAACCATGTGGTGATATTTGTTGTTGCCGCTGAATCTGTTTCACTTACAACATCTGTTTGTGCTGGTGAAATGAAAGCAACGCAGTCTTTACGAGCATTAACAACGTTATCAATTATGTATTGTTGAACTGTTGTGCTTGCATCACCGGTAACAACTAGAGATATGTCAACAGTGTCTTTGTTTCCAAATAAATCCCACGCTGTTTGCAGGTTAGCAGTTGAAGGCAGTTCATCATTTCCGCCACCCAAAGATTGGTATGTGTTCAACGCATTCGCGAAAGTTTTATTTGCGGCTGTTGTGCCCCATGTAGAAACGGTGTTTGAATAGTCCACGGGTGCAACTGCATACACATAGCTTGATGTATCAAAAATTACTTGTTTGTAGTAGTTTGATTGACCATTAATCTTTGCGTCTGATGCTTTTGAAACAAATGGGAATGTTTCTAACACGGTACCTTTGATACCTGTAAACAGACCATCTTCATCGACAACAACAACGTGCAGTTCATCATTTGAACCACCTAAAGAAGTTGTGTAATCAGATGTGCCTGGTGCTGATGTGAAATAAGACTTATAATCCCATGTACTGAATTGTGTGCTGCTTGAACAAACAGAAACGTTTAGAGAGTTGCCTAATGCACCAGGGAATCTGGCCATGAAAGAACCATAAGTATTTGTATTTGCGCTCAAATATGATTCTTGGAATATAGCTTCGTTTTCAACTTTAACAGCTGCGGCAGATGTAACACAAGCATTGCGACAGTTTGCACCAACGGCACGCACAACTCTTAAGTTATTTCCATATGCCAAAAAGTTTGCTGCTGAAAAGAAAGATACAGCAGAGTTTGTACTTGGTTGAGCAAAAGTTTTCAGTAAAGTGATTTCACTGTCAACCAGTGTAATTTCTTGTGCTGGACCCCAATCAAGAGTTCCAACAAAAGCACCGGCGGTTGTAAGTACGGAAGGAACTACTGTTGTTAAGTCCACTTCTGAAACATTTACGCCTGGAGAGATTTGAAATGCCATTTTATTCTCCTTGAATTAATATTTGTTCTTTTGGCAGTTGAATACCATAAAGCTTATTTATGAAAGACGGTTTTTATAAACCATTTAATGTCTTCCTGATGAAGTTTGCATATGTTTCTCCTCCATTTGCAACTTCCCAAATATCTCCACCCATTATTTCAAAGTCGTTGTCTAAACCATTTTCAATAATTGGTGCAGGTAAAGTTTCTTCATCTACCTGGTTCATGCTCTCCAACTGAATTTGTTTTCTAACATCATGGTTGACTATTTCTTTAAAGTATTTTTGTGTTGTTAACCATGCAAAAATAACTAGACCCATAACCAAGTCATCATTTGCACCATCTTCCGCTTTAAATGAATTGTTCTGTTGAACAAAAGTTGTTAGTTCGGAATAAGTATCAAAGTCATTAATTAATAGTTTGTCGCCTTCGATCAAAGTTTTTAGGTTAGAACAACCAATTGCTTTGACTTGAGGAGACATTTTAAGACCCATCTGCACACCTCTTGCAAAACCGGCAGATAGTTGTTGTGGTTTCTTATTGCCGGTAAATACTTTCCATAGGTTCTCATACTCAAAATCTGCGTGTAGTGAGTCTGCAACCTGTGGGTTGTTATTGATTTCTACCAGAACGTATGCATCGTTATAGTACTTTGCCGCATTATAGATGACTGTTGGGAACAGTATTGGTGAAATCGATGAACTCTTGTACGTTGCAACCTGTTTATATGGTGTTTGAGATATATCGATAACGGAGAATGCAGAACTGTCCAAGTTTTTACCTTCCGACACATCGACAACAATTGCATACAGATTATCTTTTGGATGCCCGTTGATTTCTTTGATCGGATGTTCATAGATTTTCAACATGTCGTGATCAGCAATTGGATCTCTGTATACCAATTGCTGAAGTTTGTAACCAGAGATTAGAGTGTTTGAAGATCCTAAGAACTCAGTTTCAAACTCCTGCTGGAACTGACGTAATGAAGTGTTACGAATGGTTTCTTCTTTCCATTTCTCATCTCTTCCTGGTACATGTGACCAGTGAATCTCAAATGAAACATAATCATTCTTCTTGTTGATTGAATCCATCCACAGTTTGTAGAACAGATTCATACCATTTGGTGTCGAAACGATAATGATCTTTGTTTTCTTACCGGATGAGATAACGGGATAAACAGAGTTGAAGAATTCTGTGGCAATGTTTTGTGGAACGAACGCAAATTCGTCCAAGAATACGATGTTGAATGCACCACCTCGGATAGCACTTGATGATGTAGATGCTGCAATAATCTTTGAACCGTTTTCTAGTTCGACGTTACCTTTGTTCCATGTAATCACACCTTGTTGTAACCACATCGGTAGGTTTTCATATGCAAGTTGGTATTTACCAAGAATATCTCTGGCCAGAGAACCTTTGTTGGCTAGAACGGCAACGTTTTGTGAGTCTTGGAATAATGTTGCATGTAAGAGATATGCAACCGTTGTTGTGGTTTTACCAACCTGGCGAGGGCATTTTGTGATTACGAAACGATTGTCCTTAAACAGTTTGAGCATTTTCTCCTGAAAAGGCCACATCCTAAAATTGATAAGACCTTCATCAACGTTGACAATCTTTACATAATTTTTTGCGAAATAAATCGGATCTTTTGCACACTTCACATACTCATCTATTTGTTCCTGAGTATATTGTACTTGTACACCAGCTCTTTTTAATAAAGGATTGTCGCGGTAAGAATCTTTATTGTCCATTATTCTTTAGAATTTTTGATAGTTCGGCAGTTGAACCAACAAAAATAGCCTTGTCAATTTTGGTATCACCATTATCTTTTTTCTTTCCGTCCATCTCACGCATCTCTTTTTGCATTTTCAATAGACGGTCATTGGCTTCTACCATGTTCTTTAGTAGAGTACCATAGACTTCAAATGCTCTTGGATGTTGACCTGCTTTTGCAATCTGTAGGATTTCATCCATTGCATCTTTGCCTTGTTCGATTATATCCTGAAGATTGCTTTTAGATTGTTCATATGCATCTGTCAAGTCTTGTTTCAGATCCAATTCTTCAGAATCACTTTTCACAGGTATCAATGATTGTTTCTCCGGCACTTCAACCGGAGTAACATCAAATATTTTTTCCATATTTTTATCAAATGTATTCATATTTTATTGTATGTATCTATAGACTCCGGAATCAAAAACCCATGTGTATACTTCTCCAGTGTTTGACATTCTTACTCTTGTCACAAAATTTCCTAAAGCATCAGGATCTTCTATGTATGGGTAAGCTCTCTCCGTACCACTTACGTTGACACTATATCCACCGGGATTTATATTTTTAATTGTATAACATTTACCGGCATCCACGTTGGCTGAAAGATTTACAACTACATTGCCACCCGCAGTGGTTGGATCACAAAATAAAATGTCATTTGTATTTGATGCGTTGTGTGTATTTGAAGTTACTGTTATTGCATTTCTAAAACCTGGAGCCAAAGTTGTTTTGGCAGCTGTTGAAGTATCAAAAACAGTTACTCTTCCATTACTAGTAAATGACCAATTCTGTGTATTTACTCTGACTAAAACTAATTCCTGTTCATCTTTCAATTCAACAGAAGTGTTTGCTGTAGTGGCAACAACACCAACACTATCAACAATTGCAAAATTTGTATTTGCCCAGTTCAATTGAGCATAGTCATTTTCATTTCCCGCAAAAACATCTATACTGTTTGCTTCTTGAATATTTCCTATTTTAGTATTTGGATATGCATTGTTTGCATTTAACCTAAAAATTAATTGTCCACTAACAATATCACCAGTTTTTGTGATTTTTGTGTTTGCTGCAGCAAAAGCTGCATTGGCTGTTTGTCTAGCTAAGTTATCAGAAACTGATCCTGTAGTAAACAACTGTGTAAAATTGTTGTTTATTTTTTGGCCGGCTACTCTTAAAGTATCGCCTTTACCATCATTTGGTAATGTTCCAGTGTTTATTACTTCTTGAGCCATTTTAATTATATTCCCTTATTGATGATGGATATCTATCCGAATCTAGATCCATCGTAATGTCACCAGCAGTGCTGTCCATAGTATATGTATTCAAATCGAATGTTGCAGGTGAAGTATCCACTTGTACATACTTGCCTTCGGTTGGTGAGTACGATGTATATGTGTAACTAGCATTTGTTTGAACAGAAATAATTGGAGAAGTCGAATTGAAATTACCTTTTATATCTGTAAGCCTTAAAATATTTAGAGAAGGTATCCACTGTGTAACTTTTGCAGTGGCTGTGGCTGTACCAAAAGAATACCCTTGGTAAACAACATCTCCTATTCCATAAAAACCATTTCCTGTGGCTGGATTCATTGTAAATGACACAACATCATTCGTAGAATTCAAATTGTATATTGAAGAAATAGAATGTGTAATGAAATTTGTTTCTGTGTGTTTACCAAATATAAAGCCTTTGACGGTGAACCTTAAAGTCCAAATGATCATCCTTGTGGCTTGTTCTCTATCACCTTCATAAACTATTTCGTGATCTGTAGAATTTAAAATTACAGGTATTTCTTTCACGATACCCATTTCAGGAATCAGATTCAATTTTACTGTATAATCCGGTGTGAAATATGGTACGATATGTTCAATAACTTGAGTTGCGTCTTCAATATTACGTACATACAAATACAGATTGAAATCAAAATTGTATGGTACTGGATTATATTGTGATATTGCTCCAGTTGCATTAGAAGCAAAATTCTTAACGTTTGTGTTTTGTTTTCTGGAACTATCATAAGAAAGCCCAGTCATTTCAAATGACAGTCTAGGCAAAGCCATTTGGACTTTTTTGTCCAGATTTGGATCATCCTCTAAACGCATCACATATCGTTCTTTAGAAGCGTATGCAATTGGTATTAGGAATCTTTCCTTTTCAACTTGATTTGAGTCGTAACGCACCAGTGTAATATTATTGAATAGGTCACCAAACCCAACAACAATTTTTCGTATGATGCGATTGTATTGAATTGCTGCCATTAAATTTTTCCGAACGGATTAATTTCCGTGAAATCAATAATATTATTTGCCTGATCTTCTATGTACATATTGTCATAGTTTTCATTTGGCGTACTATCTCTCAAAGGATTGTAAGTTGTTAACATATATCGAGCATTACTTGTTGCACCAATAATTGTAACGTTGTCTGTAAATTCTCCATAAATGTTTGTAACACTTATGGTATTTGATGATGCATCCCAATTTTGTACAGTTGCACTGGACGATGCATTTGCCAGTGTTTGATCACTAGACTGATACACAATTTCTTTTTGTGAATAGTTTATTGCATTTCCGTTACGAACTGTTAGATCGATTGTGTAACTAGATTGTGTCACAACATCATCGATATCAGCAATACCGGTATCGATAACTTCTTGTGAATACTTGAACTTCTCAAGTTCCAGTTCATAGAAGAATGGAATCTTGCGACCAAGTGTGAAGAAGTCTTTTGTTTGATTCACGAACTTAATCTCAAACAATTCACCAGTACCATTTAAGAACGGCACATAAATCAGATCGCCTTCACGCGGTCTTGTAAATACGTTTTGTGGAACACGTTGAGAGAACGAACGCTTTGATATGATAACGTTTGCGTTGTTTCGAATTTCTAAACCGAACTTGGTAAAGAACTCTTTGTCGCCCATGTATTCCAAAGCATTCGATAGATAGAATTCAACAGGAAATGCTGACTTAAATTTCTTGATTGGATCTTCACCATACAGTATATCTCTATCTTCTTGATTGAAGATTGGGCAGTAGTACGCATCGAAACCCATTATCTTAATGGATTCGACTATCAAATCTTCAACAACCCGTTGCTCTGTAATCGAGTTGTAATTGTTAAAATATACTGAGGTTGCGATTTTAGGTACCTATCTTTCGCGTTCTTTTCAAAGCAGATTCTTTCATTTTCTGAATTGTTTCTGGTGAGTGTTTTTTTCCATATCTAGGATTATTTGTACCTGTTTTTCTTTCACGCATT